AAACAAGAGCAACCATATCACACTACTGTTATGTCATACCTATAAAGAAAGGCCCCTAAGTAGAGGCCTCTCGATATAACTAATTAGCTCGCAATAAACCTAGGAACATAACTACAGGAGGCAGAAGAAAGAGTAGGCAATAGGACAGGAACTTAGGTAGCTTGTAACTCATTCTTCCCAGGTATCTACAACGCTCTGACAATACACTTCAACAACTACCCAAACAGCTGACTCTCTCAATTCTTGAAAGCTCCAACATTCAGGATCCTTTACAAGGTCGTTAAGTTGTAAACCCAAACCATCTAGAAGGTCTTCTATATCCTGCTCGTGCTGATTAAAGAACTTGAACAACTCGGAGCTATAGATAAAACCAGACACACCGCCAGAGCAACCATGCCTAGCGACATCTCTAATTTCATCGGGATCTGTAAAGCGTTCTGCTAGTGCTGATTGGAGTTTGTTCATTGTTGGATTGAAGGAAGGAAAGGAAAGGGAGTTAAAACCTATTCGAAGTCTTCGAGTTCTTCAAACTCTGAGAGTTCATCGAAGTGATCTAACTCGTCTTGTTGGTTCTCCCATTCCCACTCAAGACGTAGGAAGTAGGAGTCAATGTCTGTCATAAGTTTGAGTGCCAGTGTGAGTAACAGTTTCAGTAGCTAGTTGATCAACTGCAAACAACGTAAGCAGCGATACAAACAAACAGGAAGCAACGAACGATCTCATTAATACAGCAGCGAAGGAACAATCTCGTTACCGTCTTGGTCAACACAGCGGTACCCAAGGGCTGCAAAGGTGCCAAGGTCCTGAGGAAGCAACGTCTTAGCCCTGGTGAGTCTGACCAGCAGGATCGCTGTTTGATCGACTGGGTAGGCTCTCACCCTGCCGAAACTGCTCTCAAGCTTGAAGCGTAGGTCTGTCACAGTTCAACCTCACAGTTAACAAGAACACCACGAGAGAAAATATCAACTAGACCGTCGGAATACTTATAAACCCACTTATCAAGCTGATTGTCAGCCTGTTGATAAGTAGTAAATCCCTCAAGCACTTTTAAAGTGCCGTGATCAGTCATTAAACAGACTGAATAGTTTTCAAAAGTCATTAGGAGAGGATCTCAGAAGGAAAGGAACCGGGATTAAAGGCTCCCGGTAGGCCTAAAAGTCTTAGCCTTCTCGCCGAGCATAAAAAGCGGCCATATCGATATTGGCTCCGGTGTCTCTCATCATTTCGGCAATACTGATCAAAACATCGGAAGCGTTCACAGTCTTATCAAACTTCCAGTCATTCAAACGGGAAACGATCGCAGCTTTAACTTGATAGTTGATTGGTTGCATGGGATCAAAGGAAAGGAAAGCAGCAAGCCTCTCGGCCCGCTTGAGCGTCACCATAGGCCCTAGCAGGCTCAAGGCAAGGCTGCTGTTGTAAAGCTTTACAGACTGTCCCAGTGGTAGCTAGGCAGCTGTGAGAGGCCTTTCTGAGAGCCTACAAGGTGCCTCTACGCAGTCTTGAGGGTGAAGGTACCAGAGAGGTCTTAAAGGCTCTCAGATGTGGCCTTGAGCGCGTGTATATATGCGAATGAGAATCATTCTCAAACCACACCGTCACACCATCTCAACACCGTTATATCGCCATGCAATGGCTCCCGAATAGCTATTTGGCGGCTTTTAAAGGCCCCACAGGGGGGTCAGGCGGCGGGGCAGAGCGTTAACTAGGGCTCGAAAATTCGAAGCAAAACCTTTTGGGTACCAATAAAAAAAAAAGAGGCCCCCTTTAGGACCTCTTTAAAACCCTCTAAAACCCCTCTAGAAGCCTCTCCAGCACCCCTTTACTTGTTCCTAGACCTATTGGTACTCGGATGTTGAATACGAAGGTTAGAGCGGCTGTTATTACGAGGGTTACCGTCTTTGTGATCTACGTCTTTACCGTTCAGGTTGTAGCCAGATTTAGCCAATTTACGACGAGCTTTATTACGGCTAGATCGATTAGCTCTTTGTTCTGGTTTTGAATGGTAATTGTCGTATTCCTTACGGTAGTTCCGTTTTGCCACTGTCAGATCCAATCAAGAGCTTTACCAATAGTAGGAAACTCTTTAACAAAGATTTCTTTAGCTTGTTGGGCTATTTGTCTGTGTTCTAGTTGAGTACCAACTTCAGTTCGTAGATCGATGTAGTGAATCCAACTACGAAGAGAACCAGCCATATAGAGACGAGTTGGAGTAGCTAGGGGAAGTATTTCTCTAGAACATTCTTTAGCGATACCTGCCGATACCATCTCTCGGTATAGGTCTTGAGCTTCTTCAAAGTGTTGAGCTATCCGTCTGTAGAAAATCTGAGTTTTATCGGTAGTTAGATCATCAATACTGTTTTGTCTATTAGTGAAGTCTTGTCGTCTGAGGTGAGGTAGTTGAATACTGCTTGTGAGCTCTTTGATATCTGCGTATCGCTGAGAGAACTCTTGAAACGTAAAGCTTCTGTGCCTGAGTATTTGTGCTGCTATTGCTCTGGTTGTATTGATCTCCAGGACTAGATGACACATCTCAAAAGGAGACCAATGCTTGTGATTGATTAGGTATTTAATCAACCGTTCAGAAGTTTCTGTATTGCTTTGATTATTAGGGTTACTAACCCTAGCCATATAAGCAACTAATTCTTCTGCTTTAGGAGTAACCGTAACTAGTTCAACTGTACTCACTGTTAGAGAGCTGTTTAAGAGGCACCTTAAGGTAGCACTTAAAAGGGTTTTAAAGAGGCTCTTTAAATGGCAGCTATAAAAACCTTTAATAAAACCCTTTTAAAAAGGCTCTTTAAATGACAACAGAAGAAGCCTCTTTAAAACCTCTTTTAAAAGGTCTTTTTAAAAGCCTTTTTAAATATCTTTAAATACACTCTAAGCACGGCTGTCAAGAGCGTATCTCCTTAAGGGGTCAGTTTTAGAGGTGGCTTTGGTGTAAGCACTTGAGTGGTAGCGGAGCGGGGCCATCAAAATGCACAGGAGGGGGGTTGAAGCTGTCAGGGCTAAGGGTTAAACGACAGGTATAAACCCCCTGTAAATCACAAACGCTCTGAGAGGCCTCTAGGAGCGTCTCTAGCAGGCCTTTAAGGCGTTTTAGGTGTCAGGGTAGCCAAAGGGGCTTTTAAGGGCTTCTAGAGCCTTCTACGGTACAAACGCTACGCGTTAGAGCTCTTCAAGCCAATTAGAGCTACCTACAGTCGCTGTAAGGGCCTTCTGAAGGTCTTCAAAGCTTGAGGCGTAACCAAGAGCATCGATGTGTAAACCACCGTCACCTTGGATGAACTTTCTCTCTAGTTCCCACTGTTCAGCAGCTCTAGCGTCGATGGCTTTCTGTTCAGTGACAGCCATGGACTCCGTAAAATACTGAACGGCCATAGCTAGAGCATCAAGCCTGTCGTCATGCCTAAGACTGTTTTTCTCTTTGGTAATGCGAGTGAGCTGAAAGAAGAGTTGATATTGACTACGAGTTTCGCTTGGGTAGCTCTCCGTAGAGGCGAGGTCTTGAAGGACTACGTTCGTATCGACCATGAGCCGGTGTTGGTTAAGGACAGGCTCAAGGGTGTCGATGATGCGGAGTTCCTTTTGCTTTGTATGTCGGACCTCTTCAACGCTGCAGGGGTAAATCGTGCCGAGGTAGCGCTTGAGAAGTTCCGAGAACATCCCGAGGCCGAGGTTGCTTTCGACAATTATTTGCTTGACCTTGTACTCTTTCGCGATAAGAGCGAGCTTCTTAAGGTTCGGTTCGCTGTAGCCACCCCGAAGGCCACCGCTAGCAAGAAGGAACAGATTTCCGTTCAAGTACGCGACTACCGAATAGCCAAGCTCGTCACTGCCGCGTCCAGAGGGGTCAACAGCCATGACAACCCCGGTGTATTCAAGAAACTCATCCCCTATCTGGGCCGGTTTATAGAAAAGATCACCATGAAGACCGACTGAAGGCAGGTCTAGGGCTTTATCGCCATTAGCCAGCCACACGACTTTGTTAGGACCTTGTTCGCGGTTTAAACGGAACACACAGAGGTCTCTGAGTTTGAGAGGAAACTTTTCCTCATCACTTAGGCTGATGTCTAGAAGGAACTGAAGGTTGAAGGTGCTGCG